TGGCGGTATCAACAGTGTTATTAAAAATGATATGGTGCAAGGACTTGTTGTTGTAGCAGGTTCTCTTATTGTGCTTGGGATTACATTCTTTTCGCATATGCAAACGCCAGACTTTTGGAACAACCTTGTAGGTGCTTGGACAGCAGTTCCTGCAGACGATGGCTTGTACAAACTGGGCTTCACTGGATTTGATTCGTGGCCTGAGTTTTGGAGCAGAGGCTGGTTGATGATTACCACACTGTTGGTATTCACTATTCCAGTAGGACTTATTGCATTGCCACAACTACAAACACGTTGGATGTTAGCCAAAGATGCAGAGAGTTTTCCTAGTATTGCACGTTGGGGTATTGTTATTCCGGCACTGGCAATCATTTCGTTTATGTTAGCAGCTATTACAGCAAACAGTTATACATTTGCTACAGAAGGTGTAACAGTGATGCAAGCAGCAGGCGGTACAGCAAACATTGTGCCATACTGGATTAAAACAGGCTTTCCTGCTTGGGTGTCTAGTGCATTGTTTCTAACTGTACTTGCAGCAGCATTTACAACACTGAACAGTTTGATGCACTTGTTAAGCACAACTATCAGCAATGATATTATCAGCACAGAGCAACCTAAACTCACAGTTGCATATGGTTCAATGATTTTGGTTATCATACTAGCATTGTATATGACAGTGGCGTTCAACGGACAGGCTGCTATTATTGCAAGAGCCACAGCATTGTATTTTGGTGTTATTGGTGCTGCTATGCTGCCCAACGTTATTGCTATGGCACGTGGTGCAACAAACGGTACAAATGCGCTGATCAGTTTCTTAGGTGGTGCTAGTACAAGTATTGCGTGGATCTTGTTCGTACACTTCAAAGAGTCAAAACTGTTCACAGGCATTACATATGATTTGGGTGTTTACAACTTTGTAGAACCTATTGTGCCAGGTCTTATCGTGAGCAGTGTGTTATTGATCGTATTGAGTTCTGTGAGTAAAAGCAGCAACTAAATATCTTTATGTACACAGTAGAGTTTGATCACGACGAAATATGCATTACTGTAATGGATGATACAGGTGTACACGGTGACGTCAAAGTTCGTGCTTATGATGACATCGTGTACATCACACAAGATGACGAAGAACTTGATGTAGAGTTTGTTTTAGAAATGAATCCTGGAATGTGGGAAGAACTTATTGCTGCGATACAATCGCCGGAAGGTTTTTTTCGAAGGGTAAAAAGTGTTTAAAGCAACAAAAGAAGTGATATGGCATCTTACCTGCACTAAATGCAAAAACTGGTTCACCTATGCAACAATGGAAAAAATGCAAATAGAAAGATACACATTCCACTGTCCGCATTGTGGATCAAAAGGAAACGCAAAACGAGATGATCAATAACGAAGATATATTAGTCTTCGATTTTGATTTTGATAAAAGCACACTGCTTGATTTTTGGAATCAAAATCAAGATAATACCCAACCCTACAGCGACAAGCGTTTCGGTAGGTTTGTAATGAACAACTGGCGCATACTCAAAGACATAGAACTAGAATATGCAGATGCAATGTGCAAACACTTTGACATTGATGCTATACCAAAGTTTTATGTGCTACAAGCAAACACAATATTGTTTCCCCACACGGATCAAGATACAACGTGCAGTATTAACTTTTTACTCAGTGATGGTGCTGCTCCGGTGCGTTTTGGTGAAAACGAATACTACTATAAAACAGCATTATTAAACACAACCCGCACACATTCGGTTGACAAATCGCCAAAAGACCGTATACTGTTTAAGTTAAGTGTCAAAGATGAGGGTTTTGATATAGTTAAGCAAAAGATAATAAATACTATATCAAGGAGTTAGCATGGGCGGAAACGTTTTTAAGACAGATGAAGGACCACTTACACAGCGTATTGCTACTGCTGATGTACATCCAACTATTCAGTTCATAGAAAAAATCACAGGTTTAACATTTGACGAAGAAGACTGGCTAGGAACTACTGGTAAGAAAAATCATCCGGATGGGTCTTTTGAAAAGAACAGTTCCGGAGACTTAGATCTAAACACAGATGCAAATAAAGTTAGCAAAGAAGATTTAATTGCTAAACTTTCGGCATGGCTTAAAAGTAATGGTGTACCTGAAGATCAAATAATGAATCAAGGACGTAAATTTACAGCTGGCTGGATTCATAACGCAGGTGACCAAGTACATTTTCGTACTCCTATACAAAGCGGTGTTGGGTATGTGCAAACAGACTTTATGTTCACAACCAATCCAGATTTTCAACGTGGTGCAAAGCGTGGAGGTACAGCAGCATTTAGTGGTAAAGATAGAGCTATCTTACTTTCAAGTATTGCTAGAGCACGAGGATATAAATTTAGTCCTAAGTTTGGATTACAAAATCCTGAAACAAATGAATTTGTTTCTGATGACTGGAATGAAATAGCACAGTTATTGTTAGGAAATAATGCTAAAGAGTCGGACACTCATACAGTAGAAACTATTATTACAGCACTTAGAGGTGATCCAGATTTTGATACGCTTACAGCAAAAGCAGCAGATGAGTTTGCCAAAGATGGTAAGCAACTACCAGAAAGTGTTATTACTCTAGCAGATAAAAATCACAATAGAATCGTAGAACTTATCAATAGATTGGCTGACAGCAGATGAGATACCAAGAACTGATTGAAGCAAAACAATTAGGTAGGGCATTTAATCACCTAGAAGACTTGGTGTTTTTCTACGGCAGTGCAGGCACACTAGAAGCACTAGAACATTTAGAAGATATGGCACAAGAAAGTGGTGCGCAAAGCATACGTATGAAATGGGACGGAAATCCACAAATTTATTGGGGTCGTGCAGAAAAAGGTGGACCACTTATACTTGCAGGACACAATGCCTGGGCCAAAGGTGTTGCTGCTACTAGTCCAGAAGAAGTTGCAGATTTTATCATAAACAAATCAGGCAATCCTAAAACACCAGAAGAAGTAGAAGCACGTAAAGAGTTTGGCAATAAATTTGCCAGTTTATACGAAGATTTTGATCGTGCAACACCAAAAGACTTTGTTGGCTTTGTGTATGCAGATGGCTTGTTTTTAGATCCACCTAAACAAGAAAACGGTGTTTATACATTCTGTCCAAATCCAAAATCTAAAACTTGTTATCACGTAAGAGCAGAAAGTGATCTTGGCCGACAAATTCGCAAAGCCAACATTATGGTAGTAGGTCACGCATATTTTCCTGACTTTGGTATGCCAGACAGCTCACAACAACCTATGCAAGATTTTAGTGTGTTTAACAATAACCATAATCTTATAGTTTTAGGACCTGTTTATAATAAGCAAAAAATACAAGTAAATTTAGGCGCTATTGAAACAGTTGAAGGCTTTGTGCAAAAACACAAAGATCAAATCGACGGTTTCTTAGCAGGAGTGCCTGGACTTTCAGATTTAAAAAATATCATATATACATATGTAAATCAAACAGCAAAAGCAAAAAGACTAGATAATTTAAGCGATCAAGATTTCTTTCAATGGTTAGAGCGTAGCAAAGTAAGCAAACCTAAACAAGCCAAAATTGCTGATTTAAATACAAAATTCAAAGGCGCGACAGGTGCTATATTTGAACTTGTAAAAATGATTCAACGTATGAAGGATGAAGTTATTGATCAACTAGAAGGCGAACAAGGAGACATTTGGGACACAAATGGTGAAGGTCGAGTACGTTATGCAGATACATCTACAAAACAGTTTGGAAACGTAAAACTTGTTCCAAGAAAAAGGTGGACACCCTCATGAGACTAAGAGAACTATTTGAAGCACCGGGCGAAACAGTAGGACTAATATTTGGTAGATTTAATCCTCCACACAAAGGACACAAAGCAGCATGGGAAATGGCTGCAAAAGAAACACATTGGTATGTAGGCACAAATGAAAGCACAGTAGGTCCTAAGGATCCATTACCTGCACAAGTCAAAGTTCTTGCAATGGAAACAATAATGCCTGAAGTCAAAGACCATATTGTATTCAGTCAAAGTTGGTTAACACTAGCAAGTGAACTATATGCAAAACACCCTGATGCCACACTTGTGTTATTCACAGACGAAGCATGGGTACCAAAAACAATCCAACAGTATAATGGCAAAGAAGGCCCACACGGAACTTATGCATTTAAAAACATAGAAACAAAACCTACACCGAGATTGAGCAGTGCAACAGCATTGCGCAAAGCAGTATTAGATAACAGTCCAGAAGAGTTTGAAGATGCAGCAGGTGTACCAGCTGACACTGTAATAGATGTACCAGGCGAAAACATCACATTCTTTGATATGGTTGCAAAATACTTGGAACCACATAGAGAAAAACTTCTTGCAAAATCTAAAAAATAACGTATAATAAAGTATGAGCAATTGCTATTTCCTTGTAGATAATATTCTACAAACTCCTTACAGTGGTTTGACTTTTGATTTACCTGGTGATAAAAATCACAGGCCCTTTGATTATATGTTTGGACACTATGATGATTTTACCTATAGTAATTTCTACCATATAAATCATTTGAATTTTTTAGATAAAGATACAAAAAAGTTTATTTTAAACATCGTACATATGCCGGAATGGGTCACCCTACAACCATCTAAAAAAACTTTAAAATTGTTAAGAAATGATCCAAATGTATTTTATTGTTTAGTGAGTGTCACTGAATGTATTATTAAACCAAAAGAATTGCGTAGAGAAATTGACAAGCACAAAATACCTATAGACAAAGTTATAGTTCTATGTTGTGATTTAGAAGCACATAATAAAACTTTAGAAGGAATAAAATATATCAGCATTAATTTTTGGGAAAGTTTAAGTAGGCATCAACACAAAACACTTCCTCATGTATCTTTGACTCATCCAGATGAATTTGATGTTGATAAAGCATCTAAGAAATTTCTGTGTTTAAACCGCAATATTAAACCACATAGAATATGGCTTATGTATAGTATACTTAGAAGTAATATTATCAATGAAGGATATGTAAGTTATAACCTACCCGAAGTTGACAGCACGGAACACGATGCTTGTGCAAAGTCACATCATACATTAAAACGTATTCCTGAAGAGTTACACAGTGATTTTAAAATGGCCCTTGTACGTGAAATGTACAATAGAAAATTGGATGTTTTAAACAAGGTAGAAGTAATTAATTATGGAAATAGTATAAAATCTTATTACAATGACAGTATATTAAGTGTGATTACAGAAAGTGATAGTCATAAAAACTTTATTACAGAAAAGACATATAAAGCAATAATGAATCTTCATCCGTTTTTTATTGTAGGCAACCCTGAACAACATAGTTTGTTAAGAGCAAGAGGATACGAAACATTTGAAGAATTATTTGGAGTTAGTGTAGTCAGCGATTATACACAAGCAATGAAACTTTGGCACAATATAAAAAACACACGTATTGACTTATTAAAAACAAAAATCAAAAATGAATATTTTGATAAATTAATACATAACCAAAAACTGTTCTTATCTCGTAAGATAAGTTGGAATACTATTGTAGACAGTATAGTAGAGTTAGTAAATTGACAGAATTTAAAAAACATTTTTGTATGGCTCCGTGGACACATATGAGCGTATGGCAAAACGGAGATGCATATCCTTGCTGCATTTATCATTGGGATATGCCAGTTGGTAATATCAATGAAGCTGGTTTCAAAGGAGTATGGAACAGTGAAAAAATGCGTGAGCTTAGGCTACGAATGTTAAACAACGTAAGTAGTCAAGGATGTGAAAAGTGTATCAAATATGAAGAACAAGGTGTTATAAGTTATAGACACAAATTTAACACAGAATACAATCATCATTATGATTTGGTACAAACCACCAGTGATGACGGTAGCGTAGAACAAATGAACTTGGCATATTTTGATGTACGTTTTAGTAACCTTTGTAATATGAAGTGTCGTAGTTGTGGACCGCACTTCAGCAGCAAGTGGGCTGAAGATATTGTTGGTAAACCTGAAATAGTAGAAATCAACCATCCTGAGATGTGGGAAGAAATAGAAGAAATACTGCCTACAATAGAAGAAGTATATTTTACAGGCGGCGAAAGTTTGTTTATGCCACAGCATTATAGATTGCTAGATATGCTCATAGAGCGTGGACTCAAACCGAGACTGACATACAACAGCAACGCAACACGCCTAAGCCTTAAAGGAAAACATATTACTGATTACTGGAAACACTTTGATAAAATCTTTTATTGTGTTAGTTTAGATCAAATGGGTGCAAAAGCAGAATACACACGTAATGGACAATCATGGGAAACTGTGTTTAACAATCTTTGTTATATACGTGATAATTTTGATCACAGTTATGATAAAGGCGTAATTATACAACCTAATCCTACTATTAGTGTCCTTAATATTTTAGATTTGGCTGATATTGTAAAGTTTTTGTATGAACACAAAATTCCTACAGATTATGATATTAACTTCAGTAATATATTGGTTGGGCCAGAATGGTTGAGTATAACAATATTACCAGAACATATTAAAGACAAAGCAAAGCAAAGTTTAGAATTGTTTAAACAAGATGTAGAATCTTTATATGAACAAAAAATAATTTATCCTACTCGTAAACAATTTTTGCAAGATGGTATAGACAATATTATAAATTTTATGTATAGTAAAGATGACAGTCATTTTATTCCAAAGTTTAGAGAAGAAATGCAAAAGTTAGATTTGAAGCGTGGAGAAAACTTTTTACGTGTATTCCCAGAACTAAAGGATTTGTATGTCTGATAAATTAAAAAACAGTAAACATTTTTGTATGATGCCTTGGATACATTTACATATGTGGCCAGCTGGCACTACATATCCTTGTTGTATGAGCGATCCTGCTCACCCTGTGGGAGATACACAAACACAAAGTTTACAGGATATTTGGAACGGTCCTGAAATACGTGAACTGCGAATGAATATGTTGCAAGATAAACCAAGTAAAGAATGTAGACGTTGTTACGAACTAGAAGAAAACGGAATGGGCACACTACGTCAAGGTAGCATAAACAATTTTGGCAAAAACCATTGGGACAAAGTTGATGCTACAAGCGATGACGGCAGTGCTGGTGATGTTAATATGGCTTACCTAGACATACGTTTTAGCAACTTGTGCAATCTAAAGTGTCGCAGTTGTGGACCCCAGTTCAGCAGTAGTTGGTTTGAAGATCACAAAGCAGCATACGGAGATCCTGGACACAATAAGATACTCAAAGTACGTGATGATATGTTAAACTTTATGGACGAACTTGAACCATTGTTAGGCAGCGTTGAACGTGTGTATTGGGCTGGCGGCGAACCACTTATCACAGATGAACATTACCGTATACTTGACAAATGGATTGAAATGGGCAAACGTAATGTAGCAATGGACTACACCACAAACTTTACACAAATGCGTTACAAGCGTAAAACAGCATTTGAGTATTGGAATGCGTTTGATAATGTAAGAGTAGCAGCAAGTTTAGATGCAAATCATAAGCGAGGAGAATATCTGCGTAAAAATATGGATTGGACACAGGTTGTGCAAAATAGACGTGATATGATTGAGCAATGTCCGCACGTTTACTTTGAATTAACTCCTACTGTAAGTGTTTACAATGTGCTAAACATTTGCGATTTCCACAAAGAATGGATTGAAGAAGGATTATTAGAACCTGCTAATATTAGAATTAACATACTATTGGATCCAACTTATATGCGTTTAAGCATATTACCTCCTTGGATAAAAGAACAAGTGCATAAAAGATATGAAGAACATATTAACTATTTGAAACAGTTTGATAATAATAAAAACGAAAAATTAAAAAATATAGATAGTGTGATACAGGACTACAAAAACATTTTGCAATTTATGGAACAAGATAGAACATCTGAATTAAAAATGTGGTACTGGAAAACAAACAAAATGGATGGTATGCGTAACGAAAATGTGTATGAAATATTCCCAGAATTACAAGGAATAATGTAATGGGATTTTTTGACCAAAAAGATAAAAACAGGAAAATTCCTGAAAGACCTACAGGAACTTTAGCTGAAGATAAACACGTAGCCACTCTTGCAGCAATTGCAAAATACAGCAAACCTGTACAAAAAGGATTAGATAATTTAGAAATAGAATACAAAGTCAACAGGAAAACTAGACTTTGTCTTTGTCTATTGCCTGAATGGGATCCTAGCTTTCCTCCTTATAATACAGCTAAATTAGCTAGTGCAGCTAAACGTGCAGGTTATGCAGTCAAAAGTTTTGATATCAATGTTGAATCGTACAGAATATATCATGAAGAAAAATGGCCTATTAATTTTAATCCGTGGGATCCTCTACGTGATTGGCATTGGTTAGAAGAACATTATTACGATGATATTCATCCGCATCTAGAACCTTTATTACAAGAAAAAATTCAACAAATAGTAGACTTCAAGCCAGATGTTGTAGGATTTACTTTATATTACTGTAACACAGCACCAACAAAATATATGGCAATGGAGATAAAAAAGCGTTTACCAAATGTAGTAACAATGGTAGGTGGTCCTAGCACACACAGCAGTTATTACAAAGGAGATAATCTTTTTGATTACGTTGTTAATGGTGAAGGCGAACAACCATTACTAGTAGCGTTAGCAAGTATAGAAAATAAAAAAGGTATAGATTACACAGAAGAAGAAAAAAGTAAAATTATTAGACAACCTGAAAATCAAAGATATAATCTCAGCACGTTGCCTTTGCCAGATTATAGCGATTTTGATTTTAGTAACTATCTATTTCCTAACGGTGCCTTGTGTGAAATATCACGTGGTTGTATTGCTAAATGTACGTTTTGTGAAGAAACACACTTTTGGAAATATAGACAGCGTAATGCACTTAGCACTGTACAAGAAATAGAACATATGTATTATGAACACGGAACCAATGTTTACTGGTTTATTGATAGTTTAGTTAATGGTAATCTTAATGAGTTACGTGCATTTGTAAATGGTGTCGCAGAAAAAGGACTAGATATACATTGGACAGGTTATTGTCGTTGTGATGGACGTATGGACTTGGATTATTACAAAGATTTAAAAGCAGGTGGCTGTGAAGTTCTTAATTATGGTATCGAGTCAGGTAGTCAAGTTGTGCTAGACTTAATGGACAAGAAAGTTACTGTTGAAGAAATGGAAGCCAACTTTAGTGATGGTTATGCAGTGGGCATCGATGCAATGACCAATTGGATTGTAGGCTTTCCTAATGAAGGGCCAAAAGAATTAGAAGATACTCTTACATTTTTATATCGTATTAAAGATCAAGGATTAATTGCTATAAGTCAAGGCACAGGATTCAGTGTTGGTGTTGATACTATTGTAGGACAAAACTTCGACAAATTTAATTTGTCTCCTTTTTACTATTATGACCATTGGATTACAAAAGATCATAAACTTAGCATTGTCCACAAACTTATAAGAATGAAATGTTTTAGTATTTTTACAGATTTCTTAAACACTGAAAAAATTTGTAGCAAACCTACTAGACATAATTTAGCAAAGTTTCATTATGATATTGAGTTCAATGATCCTGACAAAGAACTAGAAGCACGTTATGATTATGACGACTTTGATTATGAGATTATTAAACCGGGCATTAGTAATTTTGCAGATAGTCTTGTAAACGAAATATGGCCGTTCTTACGTGTTGTATGGAGAACACGTGGTGGATATAAACTCAATCTTAAATTCAAAAAAGAATGGGAATACGAAGAATGGGGTGAGCGTAATGCTGCTCCACTGAATGCAGAATACGATTTTGAAATAGACGATGATGGAAATTGGACTGCTGACTTTTGGTGGAACTATGAACAAGACGAATACACAGATTGGAATGACAAATACTGGATAGAAAACGGTGCTATGAAAATGAGTCCAGACCCTTGGAGCCCAGTATGGAGTATTATGGATTTCACAAGAGATAACAGCAACAGTGTTATTAGAGCACGTAAGTTAGCGTGGAAAGGTACTGATAAAGCAAAAAGAGATCCTTACAATGCTTATGATGTTGATACATTCACACAACACGAAAAAGATTTTTTAGTTACTAGAAATTTAGATTTTAGTTTCGAGTATGATTGGAAAGGCAAAGGCAAGTGGACAGTATGAGTAATACCTTTTGTATATACCCATTTATAAATGTGCATACAAATACAGACGGCAGATGTAAGTTGTGCTGCCATGTTTACAGTGAAGATTACATACAAGCAGACGGACACGATGCTATACTTGGTAAAGACAAGTGGGAAAATATTTGGAACGGTGAATATATGTTAAATGTTCGTGCCAATATGTTAGCAGGCAAGCCTGTTAAAGAATGTAGTCGCTGCTACGAGCACGAAGAAAAAGGTCTTGAAAGTAGTAGGCAATGGGCTAATAAAAACTATAAACAACCATTACTGCATAGCAATCCTACTCACCTGGAATTACGTCTCGGAAATCACTGCAACTTAAAGTGTAACAGTTGTTGGAGTGTAAGCAGCGACAACATATACAAAGAACGTAAGAAAATACTAGCAAATGAAACTGTGCCAGACTGGTTGAATGATCAATGGCAACACGAAATACGTAGTGTAGAAGCACACGATTGGCAATGGTATGAAACACAAGAGTTCCGTGACTTTGTAGATACAGTGGCACCAACATTAGAACGTTTGTATATGACAGGTGGTGAGCCTACACTAATACAAGCAAATCAATATGTATTAAATAAACTTGTTGAAGTAGGTAATACTAAATGTCATGTAGCTTGGACTACTAATATGACAACATGGCCAGAAGGATTCTATGATAAACTAGACTTCTTTGATTCAAGCGAAGTGCAGATGAGCATTGATG